CATTAGTGTAGCCAAAGTCTAACCCTAAACCTACAAGTTTTGCTTCAGGTGGGATGGTGTCGATTTGTTGCCAATTAGAAAAGATAACACCCTCTAAAGAACCTATCTGACCAAGTCCGTAAACATTCCACCAATTTGCCCAGTATGAAGATGTCTTGGCTTTCTCTTTGTTCTTTTCTATTTGTTCTACTATGCCTTTGTCTAAAGCTTCGTTGTCTTTGTAGGTAAGAATAATAAAGTCAGCATCTTCTTGGTTGATTAGTTCGGTGTGCGCCCAGAACTCATTAGAAGGATTAAAGTCAATGTAGATAGACTTTTTAGTACGAATAGCTAATTCGTTATAAGCGTCTAAAGTTATTGCGTTAGCTTCGTTTAAAAAGAGTATGTCCCTTCTTGCACCCCTTAACTTACTTGAGTCATCGGCACTAAAGAACTCGATATAACTTCCGTTCTTGAACTGGTACTTTAAAAGTGATTTGTTTAGTTGTTCTTCTTGGTATCTATTTGTCCACTTTAGGATTTTAAGAAAGTCTTTAAACGCACCTCTACGAAGGTGTGGAATAGACTCCGCCACTACACTTATCTCCAAGTCTGGATTCTTAATAGCTTTGTCTATTAAAATAGCCAAGATAGAAAATGTCTTTGAAGACGAAGTTCCACCTTGAATAATCTTAATGCGCTTATCTAAAGCTAATATTTTATTGGTTGCCGCTGTCCTTTGGAACATCTGGAAATAAAGGTTGCTCTAAAATAGTTTGTTCTACTTGCTGAACAGGTGAACCATAGCCACTATCCATTAACGCTTTGTATGCGTTTACATCACCATCAGCAGCTTTCTTAATTAGTGCTAAAGTGATTAGGTCTTCTTGGCTTAATTCTTCCGATTCTAAAGTTAAAGGATTCTTTGTTTCTTGAATTACTTGTAGCCACTTCTTTGCTATGGTGCTTCTGTTCTTTGAACCTTTAGGTCTGCCATTAGGATTTCCGCTTTCACCCTTCTTCCAGTATCTTAAGTTTTCTTCGTTTGGCATATCGTTGTATTTTCGTTGTACTTATAAAACGATTTATTTTCTATTTTATCCTACTATTGCGCTAATTAAAATAACCACTACCCCTATAAGCATAGAATAAAAAACTACTTTAGCCGAGTATTCGTATTGTTTATTTGTTCTTCTTTTGTCTACTTGTAGTTGTTGTTCTTCGTGTTTCATCTTTATAAATATTTTAAATCGTAAATATGATTCAATTCACTATTGAGTATTTCGTATGTGTCAGTTTTTAGTTCAAAGGTTGTTCCGTTTGTTCTTGTTCTTATTGTTCCCTTTGGGTATAATTTAGCTTTATAAAGTAGTTCTTGTTTTGTTACCCATCCACAAATCGTAAATTCGCTTGTCTTTTTATTTATAGAACAGAAAATATATAACTCACAGTCGTAATGTTCTTGTAAGGCTATAAAGTTGTTTACATAATGTGGTTTTGGGTCTACGGTTCTTCCCATAGTTTTTACATCAGTCTTTCTATCTTTTATTAATAAATCAAAACCTCCATCAAAACCTTTAGCCATTTTATGATGTACGCCCATTACTTTACAAAGCATCATTTCACCTAAAAGACCTACATATTGTTCTTCTTTGCTTCCATTAGCGGTAAATCTATTTCCTAAATTATTTTCCTTTAGGAAATCCCAAGCTTCTTGTTTTATTCTTCTGGGTATACAGTCTGAATGCATATTTTATTGTTTTTTCCATTGAACCGCACATACTGCAAGTCTTTGTGTTTTGTCAGGAAATTCTCTTTTCATTATTTCATCAGACATACATCTTTCCATAAACTTGTCTCTTGTTTCTGTTGGTGTTCTTTTAGGTAGTGGCATAATTTATTTTTTTTGTAATTCTATTTCTAAAAATTCTATATGTGTTTTTAAATTATTAATTTCCCTTTTAAGTTCTTTAATATCTATGTCATCTAAATATTTTGTGAATTTTAAGGATGGAATATCACTTGAAACATCAATAAATGCGTCTATACATTTATTATATTTTTTTACCCACTTATAGTCATTAGATTTCTTGCAAACAAGTTGACCAATTAAATCTCTTACAGTTTTAAATCTTTCTTCTTCTTTCCAGTATATTTCTTTAAGTTTTGGACTGTGTTCTTCTAAATAGGGAAATTCTTTTAAATTTAACCAAAAAAGGCTTGAATCATCATATTTATGCATTGCTGTTTAGTTTTAAAAAAGGTTCTAATCTTGTTTCTATAAAGGTTTCGAATAACTCGTCTGGTATCTTGTGGAATGGTTCGTATTTATCAGATGTTCTTTGTCCTTTGAGTTCTTCTATTTGTTTGTTTTTTTCTATAAGAGCGTTAGACATTTTAATAAGTCTTTCTTCTAAACTCTCAAGATAAGATATTTCCTTTACATTCTGTGTGGCTATTACATCTTTGTTGATTACCACAGAAGCCCTCTTGTACAGGTTGATATATTCGTTGTCGTTCTTTAAGTGGTTGTCTATCATTTTAAACATATGTATGATAGTAGCGTGGTCACGATTAATAGGCTCTGCTATTTTCTCTAAAGTTAAATAAGGGAATATGTCTTTGCATAGTTTAGCATAAACAGCTCTTGCGGTTACATTTTCTCTTTTTCTGTTTTTTGTTGTAATCTTTGCTTGGTGTAGTCTTTCAATTACGCCAATGATTTGATGTTGTATTTCTTTTTCCATTAGTAGTCTTTTATCATTGTTATAGGATTTATTCCTCTTATCCAAAATACCCTGAAGTTATCTTCATTTACTTGTATTTGTTTGTTTTGGTAGTTTATCTGGGCTGTCCCAGTGGTAGTCGTGTTCCCAAAATTCGTACTCATCCATTTAGTTGTTTTTGTGCTTTGTGTAAATAAAGTGCCATATCCATAGCTTCTTCTTTAGCGTGTTGTAACCATTGCATTAAGCTTAACTGATTATCTTCTAAAGTGGTTCTATATTTAGCGATACCTTTTAATGACCTTAATCGGTATTCTTCTATAAGTCCTTCTACTATTGCATCTGAATAGGTTTCATTCTTTTCTGCAATTTCTGCTAATTTTTGTCTTGTGTCCATTATAATTTTTTAAGTTCTAAATGTTTTATATCGTTGTATCTTACTTTTACTACTAAATCTTTTCTTCCCCACCTTTCTCTTGTGTAGTATTTTAAGTATTGTGTTTTATCGGTTGTTTTTTCTTTTACATTATCTAAAATAAATTTCAATAAATCTTCTCTGTTAAAAATACAAAAAGCATCAAATTCCTTTACAAACATTGCTATATATTGAGCATCTCCCCTTAACCAACCTTTGTTACCATTTCCATTTGTATGCTCTAACCATATTGTATCTAAATATCTATTGGCTTTTACATCTACACCATATCCATCAACATAACAGTCTATATGTCTATACCAATCGTCTTGGTTTGTTGAATCATTATATCTATACCCAGCCGATTCGATTCTTTCCTTAAACAATTCTTCATATTCATCGCCATCTTTTTTACATCTTTTTAGTGTAGATTCTTTTATTTTCATCTATATCCAAGTTTTAATAAGTGATAACATTGTATAAAGCGTTCTCTGCCCTTTGAGCGGTAGATTTCTTTAAATAAACCCAAAACCTTCTTCTTATAACCAAAGTCCGTAGAAACGCCTTCAAATAGCTTTTTAGCGTATGCTTTACCATATCCTTTGCAGTAGTTTACATTATCTGCGGTATCTCCTACTATCATTTGCTCATAAAAGTTATAAAGCGCATCTTCTTTAGACAGGGTAATAAATTGCTTTTTGTTGTAGTTGTAGATTTTACCTTCAAACTGATTGTAGTCTTTGTCGATTGAAACTATAACACAATTCTCGTGTCCTATCTTTTGTTGGAATATAGCCACTAAATCGTCTGTTTCCATTCCATTAGCTATCTCTGGCTGATAATAAGCTTCTACATATTTACACAACTCAATAAAGTACTGTGGTTTTTCGCTTGTTCTATTTGCTTTGTAGGTCTTTGTGATGTATTTTCTAAAGTTGTTTTTAGAAAGTCCAAAAGGAATGACTTCTTCTATTTCGTAAAAGTCCTCCAAATCGTTTACAGTCTTTTGAAAGAACTCGTCAAACTTAAACATAGCATCCTCTGCGGTTTCTACATTATAACAAGACGAATATAAAAGACTATCTATGTCAAATAAAATAATCATATCGTTTTAATGTTGTGTTGGTGTTTGACTAATTGCCACCAAGTAAGGTGCTGATATTCTTTTTCTGTGTAGACT